TTGGTGTTCATCTCGTTTCCCTTAAAGAAGACCTGGACACAAAGACAGCAACCGGCAAAATGATGCTAACCGTCATGTCAGCACTTTCCCAGTTCGAACGCGACTTAATTGCTGAACGAACAAAGGAAGGACTGAAAGCAGCCCGTGCCCGTGGGCGTTCCGGCGGACGTCCCCGTCTCGGTTCTGACCGGGATAAACAGCAGGCCCTGGCAATGTATCGTGCCAACGTCATGACCAACACGGAGATTGCGCAGAAATTCAACGTCTCGTTGTCCACGCTGAATCGCTGGATTCGTTCCGCCAAAGAGCAGGGTTAACCGCCCCGCTCTTTTTTTTTCGTTCCGTCCTCCCCTTCTCATTCCGGATCAGCCGTCCCGCATCCATTCCGGTCGGTCATCCCTGGCGGTTTCAGACAAGAGAGCAACCCGTCACGTCGTAGGATATATATTATTATTTTTGTTATAAGGAATAATATATAACTCGTTCTGTTTCAATAAAAAACAGGCACAGAATTCGTTCCGTGCCCGTTCCGTGATCATTCTTCGTCCTCTTCCGGAACCGCCTCTATGAGTCGTTTACGCGCTTCGTCTGCGTTCATATCCTGAAGCGGATTGTTCGGCGTCACAACCACGTCGGTTTGGTCTTTATAGTTATGATTATTCTTGAGCAGGAAGATCGCTGCAACCGGATTTATTTTTCCGTCAGCCATAGTTTGAGTCAATAGCTGGTTCATAATGTTATAGCCTTTTTTAATGGCGTTGCGCGATGCCTCGGGTATATTCGTTTCCACCCCTTCTCTCCATCGCCATAATGTAGTCCGATTTGTATTGAAAGCGAGGGCCATAGATTCGACAGTCGGTTTCATGTCGTGCTCGATCATGTACTTAAGGCAATCCATTACGCGCTGTTCGACCTGGGCGGGATCGTGCATATTGACCGGACCCATGTTAGCGAGTTCGACGGCATTTGTGATCATGCGTGACATATCGCCAGCCTGGTATTGTGGCGTAAGTGCATCCGTTCTATCCGGACGTTTCCGTTTATATTTAACGACATCGGTTATCTGTTCATCGGACAGGTTCGTTCCGTTACTCATAGTGTTTCTCCTTTCCAAGCATGTACTGGTGGTATAGTTGTTCAGTATACAGGTGTGTAGCTGGATAGTGGGTATCGACCCAGAGTTCGAAGCCGTGGACGACTGCGCGGATGCAGAAGTGTCGATCCTCACCCCACAGGACTTTACGGATATTAGGGATATAGGAATAATTCACGCCTGCTTCAAGCACTTTACGTTTCACGAGGGTGCAAGCTCCGGTCATACCGCACTGATAGAGGCCGGGGTTATGCCATTCCGGGAGCATACCCGAACCCTGGTCGTACATCCATGCATTGCACCAAGTATGGACGTCTTTAGAGGTAGACCAGAATATTTCTGACACGATATCCTTATCTGCGGCGATGAGTGTGCGGAGTGTTTCCGGATGGAGGACGATATCGGTATCGACTGAGAACCAAAAATCAAAATGATTCATGAGTGCGTAGTCGATAGTAAGGTTACGAAGCTGACCGACGGTTTGCATATTAGAGTTTGTCCAGATGTGATCGTTATGAGTTTTTGTATACTGTTCGTCGGTATCGCGAACGATGTAGTGATCGGACGGACGAAGGTGCGTGATGAGTTCGGGGCAGTTGTTTACGACATAGAAGGTAGAGACTTCGTAGCCGTCGGGGACGATGAGGTTATCGACGCTTTCGCGGTACTCATCGAAGACTTTCGGGTCCTGACGGGCGGGAGCGGTTATAAGGACGCGTTTCATCAGATTTCACCTCGTTCATGCTGATCGGACAGGGAACCTGGGCGCATGTAGTTGTAATAATACAGCGCCTGACCTGTCCAGAGACCGTACGGTTTTTTCTTGGATAATGCGTTCAGGAAGTGCGTATCGGACGAGTACCGGGCGTCATCGAAACGTGTGTCGGCGATGAATGAACGTTTCCAGCAGTGACCGGCACACATAGGGAGGAGAACACCGGCTGGTTTGCTGACGTATCCTTTAGTGCGCCAGATCACGGCGAAGTTAACCATATCGCAGTCAGTCGTTCCGATGGCTTTATTGATTAATTCGAACACGAACTCATGCAGCCACCAGTCATCGTCGTCAAGGAAGAGGATGTAATCGCCCTGGGCGATATCGAGACCTGCGTTACGGGCGAGACCGTCCCGGCGGACGTTAACGTCAATAACTTTCGCTCCGTATGATTCCGCAATCTGGTGGGTGTTGTCGGTGCAGGAATCACAGATGACAATGACTTCATAGTCGGTGAAGGACTGTGAATAGCAGGAATCAAGCGCTTTTGCGATCCGTTCCGCTCCGTTGTGTGACGGGATAATGATACTAAATCTCATCGGAATCATTCTCCTTTCGTTCAAGGAATCCGACCTCTTCCATGACGGTACGATTGGCGCGGCGGATCACCATCCAGATAACCTTGACGGGGATATTGTGCTTCAGAGAATAATCTTCTACGGCGTAGATATCATCGCCCCAGCGGGAAGTGAAGTAGTACTGAAGGATATCCTGGTCGGTCTTGACAAAGCGTGTCAAGTAAACGTGGTGGCATACGGCGTATATGCGCTGATCCGGGGCGGAGAGTTTTTCCCATTTGAACCCGTCGCGTTCCATGGCGAAGTAGGTGCGCCACATGTGTGTTGCGGTACCGCGCCACCATTCAACCGATTTCATTCCTTATCACCTCCGCCCGATAAAAAGAATTCACCAAAGGATTTTCCTGATTCGGCCCACATACGTACCCCGTCTTGTACTTTCTCCGCCAGTGTATCATCCATCCGGAACGGGAAGTCATGTGCGTGATCAGGAAGCGGTTCATCTTCCGTCATGATTGCCACACGTTCGTCGAGTTCTTCCAGCCGGTCGGCTGATTCGATAATGGTTTTGATTCTGTCCCGGGTCAGCATACCGCCGGAGTCAGCCATCAGACGCAGACGGTGAATCAGTGCGGTCGTGTGCGTAGGTTGTCCGAGTTTATTGCTCAAGTATTATCACCTCCCGGCCTGCGATACATGTGTTCAGTAAAGACAATGTTTCCGACATGTCCGCACTGAATAGTGCTGTCGCAGTACATTCGGATACCTGTTTGTTTAGCACGGTAACAGAAGGAAAGATCCTCTCCGGCCCACGGGTACGGGGAAAAGGCAGGGCCAAACTTGTCCCATACGGTTTTGAGTAATGACACGCTGGTCAGTACGCATCCGAAACCGCAGCCTTCCACGGGGAACAGTGCGTTTTGCGGGTAGTCGGTGTACTCATGAATGCGACGGATGATATGTCCGTCTTCATCCTGGGCAGGACTGTTCAGTTCGTCGTAAATCACGGGTAATGTCGGAATCGTACGCTTAAAGTACAGTCCTGTGATCATATCGTATCCTGCGCTGGCGTGATTGATCAGTTTGGTTAACGTGTCAGGTGGTACGACCATGTCAGAGTCCATCCAGAATACGTAGTCAAAGTTCTGTTCGATTGCGTGCAGACTGAGAAGGTTCCGTGCGTCATAGACGAGTGAGTTCTTTTTAAAACATACACGGGTACCTTCCGGTTTGTGCAGATCGAGGATTGATTCCGTGAAATCGACAGGCACAGAACTCATGCATGGGACAGCGATCATGATTTTCATGGTAAATTCACCTCTTTTCAAGTCTTTGGTATACGGTGGTATACGGTGGTGTTCTGACACCGTATACCGCTACGATCGTTTATTTTCAACGGTTTGAAGCATGCGGTATACGGAGTATACGGTGTATACGGTGGTATTTCACTCTTACGCGCGCGTAACGCGTAAGTGAATACCGGATTTTTTACACATACACACACGCGTATATATAAGTGTGTGTGTTTTGACCGTATACACCGTATACCGGCCCTGGAACCGTTGATCCATAAGGCTTAGAGGCGGTATACGGTCGAAAAAAACACCGTATACCACCGTATACCGGAGGATTAGAACGGCATGTCTTCCGGCGCTTCGACGACCGCATACTGGTACGCCTCCTGTTCTGTCTGTTCTTCTTCAGGCAATTTCAAAACAACATGCGGTACAGGTTTGCCGTTAATTCTGACCTGCCATGTCAATTTATTATTCTTGTTTCCTGCGCCATAATACCTATACTTCAGAATATCCTTACGCTTTGCCCAGTCAAGGAATGCGCCCGGGGAATAACTGTTGTTCTTCAGGATATTGTCGAACACGGTCTTGTTAATATAAATGTATCCATCTTCATACTTGCCCCAGACTTCGCCGTTATTCTGATCCTGGGCATCGAACCGGCGCGGATTTGCAGCGCAGTAACCCATCAGCCACTGATAGCACCGGAAGTTGACGTCTGTTTCTGACCGGCTGGCGAGATACGGCTTCAGGTCTTCGAATGTCAGGGCCTTGTTATCCTTGAAGATGGCCTTCGTGGCGAGTATGTCTGCCACGAGGAGCAGTGTGGCGGAAACGACCTGTTTATCCTGGACGTCTTCCTTGATCATCTCGGAATAAATCTTCCGGTACAGCGCCTTGAGTGCGTTGACGGTTCCTTCCTTCTGAAGCGACGCAATAAACTTCGGCCCGATAAAACCGTAATTTTCCTTTAGTGCGTTAGCAACATCACGGGCATTGCGGAACAGCGGGATTCCGCCATAGTTCACATCAATCGTACGTGCCACAGCGCCGCCGCCGGAGTTGCTCTGTATAATGGGCATTTCTCCGGTCGTGATGATACTGCTGGCCCATCTTTTCTGAACTTGGAGTCCGCCTTCTTTGGCACCGCGTCCCTTACTGGCTCCCTCTGTCAGCATGTAGATGATATCGTCAAATGTTTTCCGGTCGGAGATCACCTGAAGCTCGTCAAACAGGATCGGAATATTGCAGCAGAATGCGGCGTATAATTCCATACTGACCTTGGTGCCGGAGAAGGTCTTAACATACCTTCCGACTTCTGGATTTCCCCATACAGAAGCCGCCAGCATTAGACCAACGGTTTTACCACATCCAGCTTCACCCCAGAAATGCACGAAGAACGGCAGACATCCGAGTATCTGCACCAGCGGAGCGGCGAATGACGCAGCCAGTGCGATCCTGGCCGGAACAGACTCACCGTTGCGGACGTCGTTTGCAATCTGCATCCAGATGGATTCGTCACCGGTGGGTTTGAGTTCTTCATACATCCGCTGAAGTTCAGGACTTTCGCCGTCGTATGTAATGTCGTTGACATACGGCATAAACTTGCCTTCTGTGATCCATCCCATGTGCGATACGGCCTTTTGCATCGGCAGGTCGTCGTAGTTTTTACTTTCCAGCAGGCTCATATATCGTACGACTTCCTTGGCGTTTTCGCTGTTGACGGCAATGTCCTGTCTGGCGAGTCCGATAATCTTTTGAGCCGATGCAAGCTGTTCCCGCTGGACCGTGATGTATTTCCATGAGTCTTTCCTGCCACGGCAGAACCCGATTTCAAGCTTGGCATCCAGCGTTTCGATATTGGTTACACGCTTTACCGGCATCAGCGGATGTGATATAACCTCAACCTCCATGCCATATTCATTTACACGGGTTACTTTATCTGTGCATGTATACGTCCCGCAGCGAAGCGTGACCGGCTGGCCTTCGAACATGGTATCCTGACCGGCGTCGTCCACCTGGGCGTCATTTCTCTGGGCGGACAGGTAAGCCTTCCATGCAGTCATGAATCCCTTGAAACCAATGCTGACGGCGTAGTCGCGCATCTTCTGGATCATGATCTGTTGCAGGAATTTGTTGTCACGATTGTCGTACAATTCCTTATACGGACGGTCTGTATAGAAGTCCTGAAGTTCATACTGGCCGATTAACGGGACGGCCTGTTGCTCACTCAAGACGGAATCACCTCCCGCTGAACAATATAAAGACCGCCTATGTTGTCAGCATATGCGGTCGGATGTTTCGTCATGGACGTTCCCCCTTATTAAAGGTCTTAAGTATGATTTGTATTAATGATAACACGATTGGCGTTTTATTTCAACAAACAAATTAAGCGTCTTCTGTCGCGCAGATTTGAATCTCAACACTTCTCGGTCCGTTGTTCAGCTGAACCCGCCGACCGGAAATATCAAAGCAATCCAGATGGTCACCGGCGCGGATATATGTCTGAGATACGTACGCTTCCATAGGCTTGCCGTTGTTCATGCCCGGGACAATGATCTTCAGATTCATCCCTGGTAACAGTTCCAGCGCATCAGCGTGGATTGTTTCCGGTTCTTTGCCTGCGATAACATCATTCCAGTCCAGATGGACTTTTGCTTTGTTTGTTGGACAGAATCCGGTGCACTCGCCGTCTTTCATATGGTAGTGGCATTTGGCAACGTCGTCTTTATATAGGCACTTGTAACACTGTTCTGTAACAGGTGCACTAAGTGGAACCTTTTCCATTCGCCAGAACAGAGGACAGGAATCGCTGCCGACAGGATATTCAAACTCGCATTGTTTGCTGACTCCTTTGTAATGCTTGCACTCAAGGCACAGACACTTGTTTGCCAAATTCATTCTTTTGTTTCCTCCGTTTCCTTGTTATACATCTGTTGGATCAGATTCATGATATCAGGAGCCTGACCGTTTTCAGCGATGCACTTATTCACGTAGTCTGTCAATTCAGTATTGATCAGGTTAATTTTCTCCGGCGGAGTATAGTCAATTGACGACGTATACATAGTATACGGATATTTCTTTTGATGGCGTTTATCCCATTCTTTCTGGTGCAGTTCTTCTGCTGTTGTTTCATGCTCATACAGATACTGTGCCAGCGTATCCTGGGTAATCTTATTCAGCATGCCGCTGCTTTTCCCATAGCGGATAATGCTCTTACGCAGTTTGATATTGGAAAGATCAACAGTGAATTTAAACGCATACGGCCACTGCTTATCAATCCTTGGTTTTACCTGCGTGTTATGCGCTTCGATTGATATCATTTCTTTATGCAGATAATCATACTGTACGAGAACATATGACTTATTCATCTGCACATCGACTTTGTCCATGTCGAACACTTCCACATCACGATCAGGATCCAGCAATGCATACGCCCTGGCCTTTTCCATGCTGCTGAATACATTTTCAATGTGATAATCAGAATAATCCCCGGCAGTAACGATATATACTTTCATTTGTCTTCTCCCCATTCAATTCCAAATCCGTTGTGGTATGCCGGTTGCCCGTCATGCGGTCTGCTCTCGCCTTCCTTGCAGAAGAAGTCATCACCCGGCGGATACATATCGGCAAACTCCCGGAACGGACAGTTGTCATACTCGCGTTTCCAGCACTCAGCGCACGTTACCAGCGGATGGCTTTCAACAAGCACACTGGTTTTTTCCGTCCGGAATAGTTGCAGCACCTGGCCAAACGGCATCTTTGCCATGCTTACTCCTCCTTCACATTCTTTGGACAGTCTTCCGGCCTTTCAACAAAGAACGAATGCGGAACACGCCTGTCCCGAATATTGTAACTGTTTCGCGGACAGTCGATGCGTTCGCAGTGTTCCGGACAAAATGAAATGTCATCGCACCATAGACCAATAATGTCGATCGCGCTTTGCTTGTTCATATTGCGCCCCTTATTCAAACAAAATTGTCATAAATCCATTACAATCTGTCCCGGCAATGGTTCATCGTCTATTTTCTTTGCTATGATTCTTGTTACTATTCTTGTTTCGTCTTCTGGAAAAGGCTTGTCAATCAGACCACAGGCGGTATATCCGCATCGCCAGTCCGTTGCTTCGCTGTTGCTGTCCCCGTATACAAGGCATTTGTGATAAGTTCTGTCAAATACCTTTCTTCGAAAGTGAGGGCAATTCTCGCACCGACCGGAGCCGTATCCGTAATACTTGTGCATAGCATCAATTTTTCTGACGGTCATTCACTTCACCGACCTTCCCATTTAATGCGTTTTCCGCACTCATGGCAGTAATTCATTGACTCTGTGATTAAATGCCCACATTTCCCACACGCATAAACTGGATGCCCGAATGCATTCATCCTTATCGCCTTTGGTTCCACCGCTTCCTGCTCTTTCAGCAGGGCAAGAATCTCTTCGCCTCCGTCAACGGTTAAGTCAACAAAATCCTGATAGTTTCCCTTTGCCGCATTCAGTAAATGCTCAAATGCTTTGATAACCTTCTCCCGGTCAGGCATCGCCATCATCGTTATTCGCTCCTTTTGTCTGTCCGAAACTTTTCAATAAAATCTTCAAAATCGTTTACTGTCATAGTGTGCTTCGCAACAAAAACAACCATGTCACTCAGCTTTTTCAATGTATTACCTATTTCTTCAAACACTTCTTCATATGGGTCTTTATATGGCTCTTTCATTCGCAATACTCCCCTATCTATCTTGTCCAAAGCATGCGGCAAGCGAACAAACAACCATTACCCAGAATGGAATATTCCACCATCTGAATTCAATCGCCCCGAATATTGTCATTAATCCTGATATCACGCCCCAGACAACAGCACCGGCAAGCAAAAACACACCAATTGCCATAAAAAGTTTTTTGAATCCATACAATACATCCAATAAAATTTCTTTTATATCAATCATCTGCTTCTCCTTCTTTATATGGATTCACATCCGGCATCAGAATTTCAATTTGCGCACCACATTTTTCGCAGTGATAGAAAAATAAATAACCTTTTATGTCATATCCAATTTCTTCAGAATCGCAATCCGATTCCCAGCAAAGATCAGTTTGACATATAGGACATTTCATTTTGACGTTTACACTCTCCTTATCTTTATTGTCTTACAGTAATTCCTTCACCATTCAATATTTTCAAGGCGCATTGCAAATGTTTTATATCTTGCTCCTGATCTTTCAGTATGTTCAGAATGTCATCCAGCACTGGGCAATGCCAGTCGTCGTCAGCTGTTACGTTAATAATCTGTTTAAGTTCAGCCTCATAAACACAACCGTCGCAGCTTTTGTTTTTAAAGCATGTAATTAAACCATTCCTGGCTTTTTCAATAGCACCAACTATTTCATTCATTTCTGCTACATGCTCCTTTCAGTTTTTTTCTCCTGCACTTTTCCTTCCATCGTTTTCCTGACCGGATATATCGGTGTGCCGCAGCGGAGTCAATTCCGCACAGTATGTCTTGCAGGCCGCGTCTGTTCCGGATGTGCAATTGCGCGGTCATTTCCATGCTTTCTGGGTCGAATCGTATAACTTCCGAAACGTAATAATATTCTGACGCAACATCCGCAACAATGCTCGTCACGGTCGGAATGCCTTTAAACTGTCGCCTGACATGTTCGGAACTATTCAAGATTCCCCATGTTAGACTGCTTAAACTTAAATCTTCAAATGGAGGCATATTATTCTCCCTTTTTCCATGTTTTCTTAACTTCGTTGCGATCCCAATTAACATCCTCAAATCTCTTAACAGTATTAAACATGATCCTATTATTAACCCACCTTTGTAAATGCAGTATTTCCATTGGTGCAGACGGCTTGTTATACACCATGACATATGGACTGAATCCAAGATCGCGTAATGTATAAATTCGGTAAAGGTTTTCTTCCATCGTACTGTTAAAGTTTGTCAGGCAATATACAATCTTCCGCCGGTAATCTTTAATCTTATACTTTTCCGAAAACATCCTGAACTTTTTTTCCAGATTATCTTTCGGATTATCCCATGCAAAGTGGACTGTGCCGATCTTCATTTTATTCATGTCATCAATGTCCGCTTCATCAGTCAGTCGGATATCAATTCCCTGGGTGAAATCGATCCATGCTCCAGTATCTCTGTATTGTGCCATCAAGTCGCGTTTTTCGCGGCATGCCGTAATGTTTGGATCGAGTACCTTGATTTCTTTCTGTCCGCACCAGAAGTTTTTTACGTCCGCAACCTTCCGGCTGCACCGCCCCTCTTTGTTTCCGACAACACAGAATGCGCATCCTCTCGGACAGCCACGGCTGGTCATGCTAACAGCAAAATCGAATTGTGGATATATACTGTAATCAGGAAACATATGCTCAATTTCATCCGGAAGGTTCTGATGCTTTGTTTTATCAAAGACTTCCACCCCCCCCTGTAATGAAATTGCATATCCGGTGCCGCCTTTAATCACTTTATCCGCATTCATCGGCTCAGGCACATCCGGTGAATAAGCGTCAGAAAAAATCTTGCTCATGTAGACGATGTCGTAGTGAATAAGATCGGTCCACCACCATTCGACTTCGTCCCCTCTGGCTTTGTGATATGCGGATATCCGCATTAATGCCAGATTTGGAAACTTTGGTTTGCCTTTAGCATCTACATCAATTAGTCCGATTCTCATTTTTTCTTCTTGTGCACTTTCACACGATATTTCATGCCGGTATTTTTATCTACGAATGTTCCGGTTTTGCTGTCATATTCATATCCTTCAAGGTAATCCCTGGTATCTTCTGCTTTCCATGGTTCGCCTTTGTTAAAAATGGCTTCCTTGTTTTTCTCCACGCTATACAGGTCGTACTTGTAACCCGACAAAATAACTTTTACATTACCTTCATTATCAGTAAACTGAACCGGCTGTTTTGCCCCGGTTGATTTACCTTTGCCAGACCCGCCGCTGGATCCTTTCCCGGACCCGCCTGCGCTTCCGCCAGTATTATCTTGTTTTGTGCCTCCTCCGCCAGCACCAGCACCGGTGCCGCCGGAACCTCCACGCCCACCAAATATTTGCAGGTTAAGCTTGATCATTTTTCTTCACCTTCTTTTTCAATTGATCCTGGAATGACTCAATCGGAATAATATTGCCTTCGCATTCTTTCGGCACTTTCCCATAAAACAGAATGGTTTCCGGATACAGCACGTCCATCATCATTTCATATCCGGCCATGAATAGTTTCCGTGTTTCCTTGTTTTGTTGTGTCCCGACACTGCTGATGCATACCGTGCCGCCACGAGGCTCCCCGTCAAAGCACCAGTCAAAACTGCTGTCGTCACTCCACGATACGCTCGGATATACCCGGCATCCAATGCTCTGCATCCATGCGCCGATCAGATGCTTCCTGTAATGGTTCCATATCTGAACCATAACCGGCCAGTTCGTATACAGAGAATAATCTGGCGTCATAACGGCTTTGTATTGCGGAAGCATATGCCGGTACTTTTCGCGTTTTGTCCATAAACTGTTGAAGAAATAGTCGTGCACAAAAAAGTGTACACCTTTTTCTTCACGCTTATAGCCGTACCCAGCCTGATTAAACGGAATCCATGTATCTATTTCGATATACGGTTCCGGACGGATGATCGGAATCTCAAATTTTCCATCTACATAATCAGGAATAAAATCAACGTTATCGATGTATTGCGTCGCTGCATACGTAATTCTTGGCGTTGCCATCTATCTTCCCTTCCTCTATATCTTTGATCAGTTTGAAGAAAATATAAAATTGCTGTGGCACTACTGCGTTTCCAAGACATCTTATGCGGTCCACCCGATTGGGTACCCCATCAACCACTCGACCCACTCCGGGTTCAGGCGGCCAATTGTCCCACGCGGGGTGGCTTCCACCAGTTCCATCAGTTGATGTCTGTAGTACCCCCCCCAATGAATCTGTTGGTCTTTGCACCCTTGTACTCGCATGACCTCGGCGTCGGAATCAGTCCGGTGAATGCTTTGTGGTATCCCATCAGCCATTCCAAAAGTTCCGGATTTGTTTTCCCGCCGTTCCCTTGTGAAAGCTGTCGCCGTTCCTCTTCCGTTATCATTCCCTTCTCGGCCATTCGTTTCAGCATTTGGAAGTTCCAGGTTCCACCACATAGCGCTGCACCGGTTGATGGCGTAGGCCAGAATGGCGACTCGCTCTCGTTTGTGCGGGGCGTCAACACCGCAAGCCGGAATAATAAACGTTTGGCAGGTGTATCCTTCGTTTTCCAGGTCAGCAAGCACCGTGTCGAGTGCCAGACTGACGATTCCAGGCACATTTTCACCAAGCACCCAAGTGGGCCTGAGTTCTCGTATGACTCTGAGCATTTCTGGCCAGAGATAACGGTCATCTTCCTTGCCTCTGTGCTTCCCGGTAACGGAGAAAGGCTGGCATGGTTATGGGAAGCCTCCGCTGAGAACATCGATATTTGTCCTTGGCATTGCTTCATATGGCACCACCTCCTTCGCTTTATTGTTCTTATGCCATTCATGATGACATCTTTGACACAGCCACAACACGTCCAGCGGCCTGTTATAATCACAGTGATGTGCTTGTATCCCTGTCCTTCCATCTTTGAATACAGACTCTTTTCCACATACTTCACAAGTGGTTTTTCTTTTTATAATGCCTTTTTCAATTGCACTTTCCAGAATATTCTGTGCATGATCGTCCGCTTTAGTTCCTCTGTAAAAATGATTTTCTTCGCCGAGTTTTATATTGTCTCTGAATTGAACACCGCGACGCTTCAGTGTTTTATACATGGACTGCCTTGTAACACCGTAATAATCAGCAACCTGTTCAATTGAAAATCCGGCGTTGTACATCTCAATTG